TCGCCCCTGCCACGCCGATCTGCATGGCGCGGTTGCCCTCAGCAATTGCCTCCAGCGCCGGCAGCATGTGCCGTGTCATCACGCGCTCAACATCGTAATCGCGCGCAAACGCTCGCGCCTGCACGCGCTGCCACTCATTGCTGCGCTGTTCGTAAGCGTCCTCCAACCGGTCGAGAATGGCGCTCGGTCTGGGCACGCACTGCTCGCTGCCTTGCAGCGTGTACTCGGTGTCATCGAAGTCGTCAATCGGGATGCACCAACCGGCCATGCCTAACTCGCTTTGCGCCGTGAAGTCGCTCACAATCGCCGGGCAGCCCGCCGCCTGCGCCTCCATCACCGGAATGCCGAACCCCTCGCCCCGTGATGGCAGCACGAACACGTCCGCCGCGTTGTAGAGCGCGTTCAGCGCCTGCGCGCCATACTCCCCGCGCAGCCACATGTACATGTCGGGGAACAGCACGTCCGCGTCCGGCGCGCCGCCCGTCGCGCTCATGCCCGCCGCCCGCAGTCCGTAGAACTTCGCCACCTCATACAGCGGCAGCCCGTTCGCCGTCGGGTACGGGTTGGTGTGCAGATACAGCACGCTCCCCGGATGGCGCGCCACAAAGCGCGCCCACGCCTTCATCAGTCGGTCGAGGCTCTTGCGCGCCGGGAACCCCTTGTTCGCCGCCACGCTCACGGCCACGAACGCGCCCTCGCGGAACCCGCACGCCTGCCGCGCTTTCACCCGGTCAACCGGCTTGAACACGTCCGTTTCGACCATGTGCGGCACGTAAAACGGGTCAAGCCCCACCTTGCGCATCTCGCGCTCACCGTGCCGGCTCATGGCAATCGGCCAGCGGGTCAGCCGCAGCCGGTCTGCTACTGCCGGCGGAATGGGCGTGTGGTCGACCGGCGCCCACAGCGCCATCGGCGCCCCTTTCAGCGTGTCCCTGTCCAGCACCCAACTGTCTATCAGCGCGAACAGCACGTCCGGTTTGTAATGGTCGTAGTGCGCCAGCAGGATGTCATTGCCCCACTGCTCATCACTGCCCGGCAGCACGTCGATGCCACCCACGTTCATGCGACTGCCGCGCAGTCCGTAGAACGCACTCACCGTCACGTCATGCCCGTGCCGCTTTAGCCAGCGGCTCATGATGTCGGTCTGGTTCCCGTACCCAGACCCCACCAGCGGCGAGTTGGAATGTATAAGAATTCGCATCTGGCCTCCAGCCTGTGCGAAAGAGGCGAGCATCTGCCCGCCCCGTTTCAGTCAGATGTCAGCCTGTGTTAGAAGCTGCTCGGAACGCTGGCGTTCGCCGTCAGCTTGGCGCCGAAGGTGGCGCGCTGCGTGCCCACGCCGTACCACACGTTGTGGAAGATGTAGTAGCCGGCGATGTTCGCGTCGCGCACTTCTTCCTGCTCGATGGGCTTGCGGGTGTCCAGCACGATCGCCTCGCGCGTGAACACACCGTTGACCGCCGCCGTGCCGGTGCCGATGTTGTTGTCGATGTACCAGCTCGCGCCCTGGAAGTCACTCACCATGTAGCGCTGCATGGCATCGTTGAGGGCCTGCGACGGGTTGCCCGCCCGCGTGGTCACGCCCGCCTGGGTCAGTTCTTTCCAGACCGCGTACCACGAATACGGGTGCAGTACCGCGCTGGGCATCCCCACCGCGTTCTGCGCCTGCATGTAGGCAATCGCTGCCGCGCACCGGCTCATCGTCAGCGCTGACCCGGCAGCGCCGAAGTCCTGGCTGAAGTTGGCGAACTCGTCGGTCAGGTCGGTGTCGATCTTGACCGCAATCGCGCGCCCGGCCTCCTGGGCCACGTGCGTGCGCCCGTTGTCCGGGTCGGTCTCGATGCGCTGATCGGTCAGGCCGACTTTGGTGCGCACGAAGATGGGCGTAATGGTGTCCGCCGTCCCCTTCGAGAGCTGCTGTGCCGTCGGCGTGCCGCCTTCGCTCACCGCCGCAGCGGTGATTTCGCTGTAGACCGGGATGTAGCGCGTCGCGGCGCCCACGCCGGTCACGTTCGTCACCAACCCTGGCATCAGCGATTCCTGCTGGGCGACGAACAGCGTGTCGCTGTAGATATTCTGGAACAGTGTGCCGAGATCAGTGAACTTACTCGGCGTGCCTCCGATACTCATTGGGTGTTATCCTCCCCGTGTTGGCCGGAACAGCGGCGAATCGTCCGTCTTGCCGTAATACCGCCGCCGGCGATCTTCGTCCGTTTCTCCTACGGCCTGCCCATCGGGGACAATCGCCGTCTGGCTCCTGGCCGGTTGCGCCGGTTGTGCCGGCGCCTTGCTGTCAGGCGGTGTGGCTGGTGTCTCCGCCTGCGATTTGTTCAGTCCCAGTTCCGCCATCAACGCCTCAGCGTCCTTGCGCAGCGCGTCCTCAGTGTCACCCACCAATCGCTTGGCAATGCCCGGCGACAGCTTGTATTCCAGGGCGATCTGCGCGCGCAGGGTCTGCGCCGTCTGCGCCTTCAGCGTGGCCTCGAATTCTGCCAGCTTGCGCTCGCGTTCTTCGGCCAGTTCCTTCCACTTACTCTGTTCCGCCAGCTCGCGCTCGCGCTGCTTGCTGGCGCTTGTTTCCAGTTCGGCCAGGCGCTGTTCCAGCGTCTTGCTGGCCGTGCGGTGCTCCGCCGATTCCGCGCGCAGCTTCTTGATTTCGTCATACGCCTTCGCCGGGTCTTTTACCCAGTCGGGCAGGTCGCTCGCCTGCGCGGGCACGTCCGGCGCTTTCGGCGCCGGTGTGGGCGCGGTGTCCCCGCCGCCCTTTTCCTCATCAAACCAGGCACGGCGCCGGCGCAGGTCAACCTGACCGTCGCGCGTCGCCCGTGCCGTCATGCGTGCCTCAAGCACAAATTCAGCAGACATCCAGTCCCTCTCCTCGTTCAATCGTTGCGTGCCTGGTCGAAGCCGTAATCCACCCGGCCCGCCAGCATGTTGTAGACCTGTCGTTCCGTGTAGGGGAAGCCGCGTCGCTTCGACACGTCCATCACCCACTGCGCCAGCAGCGGTGGGAACACAATGCGCCGTTCCCGGTTGCCCGCCTGCCGTTTGCGCTCGTCGTAGTGCTTCGGGTTGAGAATGCGCGTGTCCGGCGTCGGCGCGCCCGCCAACCAGATGTCGTGCAGCCTCGACACATCCGCCTGGTTTCCCTGGTGCAGCGGCCCCAGCAGCGCCAGCAGATCGTAAAAGGTCACGATCAGCGGCTGCACCCCCGGTATGGCTGCGAAATTCGCGTCATCGCCCATGCGTGTAAAACCTCCGCGCCCCGTCCCCCAATAAATCGCGCAGGCTGGCCGCGCGCAGCATCTCCCCGAACACGTTGTCCTGATACGGACGGCTGAACTCGCCCCAACGCACCTCACCCGCGCGCCAGGCCGCGTACATCGCCCCGCCCATGATGCGCCGCTGCACGCTCGCGTCGAGTGCGTCGAACCGTTCCGGCCCGCGCTCGAAATCGTCCGCCCAGCGCGTGCCCCGCACAATCGGGACGGGCACACACCTGCCCCGATGGTGATCGTCTAACATTTCGTTCACCGAGTGCACGCTACCGTGCTGATCCCAACAGGAGATACACGTCCGGGCGTCCGCCGCGCTATACCACAGCCACCCGGTCACGACCTCGCTGTTGGCGCGGTAGGCGGCGTGCGTCGCGCTGCGGTAGCTCCACAACTGCGTGGTGCGCGCCAGGTTCTCCGCCTGCGCATACGGCACGCCCAGCCACATCTCCATGATGCGCGCCAGCGCCAGCGGGTTCTTGCCCTGCGCCACCGCCGTCAGCATCACGTCCGCGAACTGTTCCGCCGCCCGCGCCCCAAACTGCGCGAACTCCGTCCGCAGCGCCGCGCCGTCCACATAATTGATGAGCCGCTCCAGCGCCGCCGGGTCAGGGCGATTCCACGCCGTCGCCACTGCTGGCCCCAACCTGCCGCTGGTGCTTTGCGCCATTTCCTGCGCGGCGCTGGCCCCGGCGCTGATCGCGCGCTGCTGCCCCTGGGCCGTCTCGTTGCGCGCAATCACCGCGAAGTCGCGGGTCTCTGCCTCAATCGTGGTCAGCAGCGCTTTCCATTCGCGCAGGTCGCGTAGTTCCTGCGTGCTGATGTCCCCGTTGGCCGCGTACAGGTCGCGCAGACGGCGGTCGAGTACATCAATCTCCGTGCGCAGACGGGGCAGCGTGCGCGCATACGCCGCCTGCAAGCGCCGCGCCAGCGCCTCGTTCTCGCGCACAATCCGCTGCCGCCAGTCACCGCGCAGGATAATGGTGTCCAGCGGCCCGTTGGCGACCATTTACGTCAGCCCGCCGCTCAGCGCGATCTGGTCAAACATGTTCGCCAGCACCTCACCGGCCCCGGCGGTTTCCTCGCGTTTGCGCTCCTGTTCGGCCAGGAAGTCGCGCTGCAAATCCTCAGACAGTGTCTGCACGCTGGCCGTGCCCAGTTCCTTTTCCAGCGCCGCCGCTTGCAGCGCCTCAATACGGTTTACCGGCAGCGCCTCGCCCCACTTGACCGCTGGCGCGCCCGCCTCAATACCGGCCATCGCCAGCAGGCGCTGGAAGGTTGCGCTCAGCCCGCCGCCGATCAGCCGCGTCTTTTCGTCGCGCAGCTCGATCATCTCGCTGAACAGCATCCGCACGCCAAAATTCGTGATCTGCCCCAACCGGTCACGCACGGTTGACAAGTCCAGCACGCGCCGCCCGGCGAAGAACTCGCTCTTGAGCGTGCTCAGCATCGCCATGCTGCTCGACAGGTCGCTCTGCATCTCCAGGTTGAACACGTCCGCCGTGTCCGGCACGCTGAAAAAGCCGTCGATGCTGGTCGCCTTCACCTGATCCGGGTCGACGCCCTTGCCAATCGTGCGCGGGTGCGCGTGAAACTTGATAATGCGCCCGGTGTTGCTGGCGACGAAGTTGACCGCGTCGTTGAGCTGCACCGCGTCGTGCAGCTCGCTGATGCCGTAGAACTGGTGCGCGCGTTTTTTGTTGGGCCAGTGAACCATCGGCGGGAAGGGGTGCGGCCACACTTCCCGGCGCACTTCGCGCCAGCCCGCCCCGCGTTCCTCTGCGTAGTCGATAATCGCCCACGCCTGCGTCTGGTAGTTGTTGGCGTCACCCTCAGTCAGCAGCCAGTCCGGCACAATGTCCTGCCGGTAGCCGGTGCCGCTGCGCTCCCACTGAAGCCGGAAGAACAGCGCCTGGCGTACGTTCAGCGCGTCCCAGAACACCGTCACGTGGCGCGGGTCGAGCAGCGTCGCCGCCGCCTGGCCGTCTGTGTCCCGGTACAGTTTGAGGAACGTGTGCCCGGCCACCAACCCGCTTTCGACGATTTCCGGGATGTCGTGCGCGTGCGCGCCCCACAGCGCGTCGAGCGCCGCCTGTTCCGGCGTGACCTGCGACGCCAGCCCCTCACCCGGCGCGACCAGCACGTTATCCGCACCGCCCGGCAGTTCCAGCCCCAGCGGAATCCCGACGAACTCAACCACCTTGTCCACCGCGCGCTGGCACAGGTTGATCGTGATGTTGTCGTCTTTTTCCGTCGGATTGACCTTCAGCCAGCGGTGATGGTCGCCGTCGTAATAGCGCCAGCGCAGGTCAATATACGCCTTGCGCTGCTGGCGCTCGCTGTCGCCCGCCTCGTTGATCGCCCGGTCGTTCGGGTTGTATGTCGCCTGTATTCCTGGCATCGTCTCTCATCCGTAGAACGGGTTGGCGGCGGTCGTCACTTCGGTGATGCGCGGCCCGGCGTCAACCGCCATCACCGCGTACCTCAGACTGTCACTCGCGTGGTCATTCGCCTTCATCGGCTCGTCCGCAAACCCCTCGCCGCGCGGGTTTGTGCGCCACTGATACTGCTCAAACTCGCTGGCCGTCCACACCATGCCCGGCGCCAGCAGCAGGCGGGGCAGTCCATCCGGGCGCACCACCAGCCGGTTCTTGACCGCCTGGATGCCGGGCCGCACGCTGTTGTTCGCGCCCTCCGCCCGGCAGCCCGCCTCTTTCAGCGCGCGGATGTAGTCCGGCTCGCTGGGGTCGCACACAAACCGCGTCACCCCGTAGGTGTCGCGCAGGTCTGCCGCCACCCGCGCCCATTCCTCAATGCGCCGCTGGCGGGCATATTCCTCGTGCAACCCCCACATGCGCCCGTCGCCGTCTACGCCGAACACCAGCATCACGCCAGGGTTCGAGAAGCCCCAGTCCACGCCGGCGATTACCTGCGCGAACGTTTCCGGGCGCGTGGTGGTGATGTGGCGCGCGCGGTCGAATTCCGGGTAGACCAGCCCCTCGAAGGCGACGAACTCGCCCTCCAGTTCCTGCCGGGCGAAGTCGCCCGTGTACTCGCTCTCCAGATCAGCGATGAACGCGCGGTCCAGGTACGGGTTGTCTGCCGTGCGCGCGCGGATCATGTCGTACCCGCTGCGCTGTTCGTGCACGAACAGTTTCCATATCCAATCGCGGCCCTTCGGTGTGGTCGTCAGCCAGTCATAGCCGCGCTGCCCATACTGGCGCAGACGGCCAATCATGATCTTGCGCACCATCGCCGGGTACAGCGCCGCCTCATCCCCGTACCACCACGAGATCGACGGCCCGCGCAGGCGTTCCGGGTGTTCGGTGCTGCGGAACAGCACCTCGCTGCCGTTGACCAGCGTCGCCCGCGCCTAGCCCTTGTTGAAGTCGGTGACGAACGCCTCACTCACGTCGAGGAACGTGCGCACCGTTGCGTCGCGCAGCATCGGGTAAGTGGGCGCGGTCACAATGCCCAGGTTCGGTGTTTTGATCCGCGCCGGGCCTATCCAGCCCAGCCCCGCCGCCAGCGCCCGCGCGCAGCCGGCCACCGTCTTGCCGCTGCCGATGCCGCCCACAAACGCCAGGTGATGCGTCTCGCTGCCGACGAACGTGTACTGCGGCCCGTAAAGCTCAATCCGCTGTGTGGTCGTCATGCGCCACCGCGTCGGGCGCGGCCATCACAAACTGGATGCTCACCGGTTTGTCGTCACTGCGCAGGTCAACTTCAGTTTTCGGCGGCCCGTCAATTTGCTTGTAGATGAACTGCGCCAGGTCGATCCAGTCGCCTGCCGTTAAGTCCAGCGTCCGCCCGTTGACCAGCACCACCGTGCCGGTGAGCAGGCCCTGCCACAGCATGTCGGCCAGCAGCTTATTGCGCGGCGTGCCGCGCGCTTCACCGTCGCGCTTGTGCGTGGCTTTCCCCTGTTTTTCGAGTATTTCAGTGAGCGCCCGGCCCTTTGGCGGTCTCCCGCGCGGATTGCCGGACACACCCGGTGTCCAGGTCATCCCCTTGCTCCCATTTGCTTTTCAGGTGTTACCCGTCGAATTGATCCGTTTCCACCAGGAA